AAACAGCCGATTGCCAAGCGCACCGGTGGGTGCATCAATCAGAGCTGGGTCTGTGGTGTTGCGGATGATCTTGTCGTAGTCAATGATCTGGCCCTTCTTGCCACCCACGCCCATGCCACCGATCAGGTTGGCCGTCACAGCACGCTGGTCAAAGGTTGTGGCTATGTCCTTGAAATTCTTGTCAAGGATGTCAATGTCAGGCGGGAAGATGGGGTTGCCGTTCTTGTCGACCGTGTTTGCCAGCCGCAAGTTGATGCGCTCCTTCAGCTCTGGGTCAAGGTCGCCCTTCTTTGCGGCTTTCTTGAAGTCGCCGTAGAGCTTGTCAAACACCATCTGGTTTGACTGGTGCTGCGTTGGCGTGCCTAGCATAGCTGCGAACACAGGGTCCTTGCCTGCCGCCTTGTTGCCGCCCAGAATCATTTTGGCTGTGCCGGGGTTCTTGACCGCCCAAGCCGCCTCGGCCGCACGGTATGCGGGATCTTCCAGTTGCAAGCCAGAGAAGCCCGGGCCACCGAGGAAGCCGCCACCAACCTTGGTACGGTCTGCCTGCGTTATTACTAGCGGACGGCCTTCAATACGGCCAAGAGCCTCAGAGGCCTTTATAGGGGCTTTAGACTTTTTGTCCAGCTCCAACTGCATAACGTCAGGGTTCTCAGAAAAAACCACAGGCTTCTTGGAGCCAACTTTTACAGCGCCAGCCTGAGGGTTCATGGTGCGTGGGGCGGACAGGTTGCGTGCGCCTGCCTTAATCGCCTCGGGAGCGGCCTTTGCGGCCAATGCTCCAAGTTGGCCTACACCAGTTGCGGTTGCAGCCACGTCGGCCGCACTCACAATGCGCGGGTCAGGGCGGAAGGTTCCCAAGCCGCCAGTGGCAGCGTTACCGCCACGGACCAAAGCACCCATGCCGTTGTAGGACACGTCCTCAAGCAGCGATGCAGCGTCAGGCAGGGAGAGCAGCTCGTCGACGCCTGTGCCACCAAGCAGAGGGATGCGGGGGTCCAGCTCGTACTGGCTGGCAAACTGCTGGGCCTTGCGCACGGCGTTGGCTATTGGCCCGGTAATGCGGCTCTGCGGAGTGGCACGCATCTGGTCACCGCCGTACAGCATGTCGGCCAATTGCTTACCGCTGGTCTTCTTTGTCGCCATGTTCAGGCCTCAGGGTGTTGATAAGGGGATTATGCCTTTGGGCGTTTGTCAAGTCCACCCTGCGCTCCCTGAGTTCCCGGAACCCCCGGCGGGAGAACGGGAGGACCGCTAAGTGCCGTTATGTGCCGCATCCTCGGGCAATCCTTACAGCGCTTTAGCCTTTGGCACACCCCAAGGATCTCACATCGAGTAGGGGTTTTCGCGCTTGCGCTGGTCCCAGCCTGCGTCGATGACATCATCTTCGTCATAAGCCTCCGTCGGTGGTGGGTCGATGTTTAGCCAGCCAGCGTCCCGCAGGTAGCGTAAGGATTGGCTCATGGCGTCACAGAAGTCGTCGTGGGTTGTCTCAGGGAAGGAGCAGATCTGGCTGATCATGCCCTCGGCCCAGTCCCTAACGTATCCCTTACGGACACTGCTCTCGGGTATCCACACCCGGCCAGCCTTGATGATGTTGGCGATGATGTTCAGCCGTTGGGTCTTGTCCGCACGCCCGGGGTTATACGAACGGACGAAGACGTGGGCACGCTGTAAGTCTTGGATAAGGGAGATGCCGGACGCCTTGTCCTCGACCAGAACCAGATCCACCCGTCGGGCGTCCTTGCCCTCGCCGTAGACCGTCTCGTACTCCTCGAGCACCTTCTCCTTCATATCAGGGTACTGTAAGCGGTCTTGCCATGCGTCGATGACCAGCACGGACATCCCGCCGTCCTGAGGTTTAAACACCCCAAAGGTGATGCAGGCAGTGGGATCGTTGTGGGCCTTGTCGGTGAAGGCGCAGTCGTAGGACTGGAGGATGTACTCGAGCTTGGGCAGCGGCTTCTCGGCAGGCCAGAGCTTGAACCATTCCCGCTTGACGATGCCGCCCTGCTCTGGGTCGAGGATCTCAGCGTAGATCTCTTGCTGGCCGAGCTTTGTCCCTTCGTACTGGAGGATTTGCTTACGAAAGTTGTCCGACAGGTTGTTGATGTTGGCGTAGGTTGAGGCGGTCGTCAGGTGAACGTCATCTCCCTCTCGGCCTACCAGCTCGACGATCAAGTCCTTTGGCCGAGGCGTGGTGGTGCATATTAGGCGGGTCTTCCAGTCAGCATTGACCTTCAGGCGCATACCAAACATGATCTGATCCCACGCCTCTTGCAGGTAGTCCCAAGCGGCCAGCTCGTCTGCCCAACCACCATGGAACTGCGGTCCCCGGAAGCGCTCAGGCTCTGATGCGGGTATACCCTTAATCAATGAGCCGTTGACCAACTTCAGCTCGTGCATCTGCTTGTTGTAGTCAGCAATCAGGATCTTAGGGATGACAGCCAAGAGACCTGAGTCACCCTCAAAGCAGGTGGCCCGGACGTCAGCACTTGTAGGGGCAGAGACCAGCCAGCGTGTCCCGGGATGCTCCCATGCCCACCACCAGATCTGTTCGGCAGCGGTGCGGGTCTTCCCGGCTCCTCGCCCAGCCAACAGCAGCCAGATGGACCACCACTCACCGTGAGGCATGACTTGGTGGTCGTGCGCCTCTGTCAGCCACTTGGCCCTCTTGGCGAAGGCCATCTTGTGAGTGTCAGGCGCAATTGACAGGGCTTGCAGGACTTCGGGGTCTTGCAGCGTCTCCAGCAGGTCACTCATTGGCGGTCTGGCGCTTTAGCTCAAGGTTCTTCACGGCTGCGGCCAAGATGTCCAAAGCGTTGTTCTGGACTTCCATCGGGGCCTCAGGGTCACCCGCATGGACAAGGCGCTCACCGTACTTCCTCGGCTTGAGCTTCATGGCGATCCATTTGCGAGTGTCGATTCGGTTCCGCTGCCACTGGAGGAAAGCCCCATCCAACTTGTGCTCGATCAGCTCCCCGGTGCGCTTATCCACAACCGGGATGATCTCGGGCTGCTCATCGGCAATTGCGAGGATCTCATCAGCCAGAGTGTCGGCTTGGTCTTCCCTTGCGCGTGCGTACATGTCGCAGAAAGCAGGGTTGGCAGCTAACCATCGATACACAGTCGCTCTGTCTGGCATGTCCTCATCGAGCGTAATGCTCTTGAGACTCTCTCCCTCTGAGATCCTGATACAGATGATGTCTGCTATCTGCTGCGTGAACGATGATGGCCGTCCCATCTTCTTTCCTTTTGCGGGAGAGCCTTCGGGTTTACCCTTACTGGCTTGCTCCTCAAGGATTTGAGCGATGGATGGCATCAGGGGTGTGTCTTCCCCTTGTTGCGCGGAATTTTTGCCCTGTGGGGCTGTTTTGGTGCTTTTGCGTGGCATCTCGTACTTTCAGAGACATATATGTGCCACAAGTTTAACAGTAAGTTCAAGTGCAGTGCAAATGAACCCATATTGGTTGCGGAGGCTGGAGTCGCACCAGCGATCTCTTGGTTATGAGCCAAGCGGATTTCTACTTTCCCACTCCGCGATAAAAGTTAGTCGTTCATACCCAACATCTGAACACCCCTGCGTACTGCGGCCACAAGCTCATCCCTGTTCTCTTCACTCATCTTTTGCGAATTTTTTATTTCAACAAAGCACGCCAACGAATCTTCCGTTGACAAAGAGAAAAGTATGTTCCCCTCACTGTCTGTTGCGTCTACGCGATTTGCGGTGATTTTGATCATGGCCAACCTTGTGGGTGATTCATTGCATCTTACACAAATAATCAGAAACCTACATTAAACTTCTGTTGCAAGCCGTTGATTTCACAAATATTTCATTTTCCAAGCGTGTAATCCGCTCATGAAAATACGGCTTGTTGACCCGCTGAGAACACAGACCGAACTGTCGGGCCTTCAAAAAAAGTGTCTGCCCAGTGACGCGCCTTACGACACAACGATTGGACATTGGTGGATTGTCTATGACTCAACGAACTTGCCGTGTGCTTTTGCTGGCCTTGTCCCTTCTTATCGCTGGTCTCGCACTGGCTACTTGTGCCGATCCGGTGTCTTGCCCAGCCATCGTGGACGTGGAACACAAAAGCGTTTGATCCGGGCGCGTGTACGGTACGCTAAAAAGATGGGCTGGGAGTGGTTGATCACGGACACGTACCACAACCCGGCTTCTGCCAACTCATTGATTGCTTGTGGCTTCAAGATGTTTGACCCTACCGTTCCTTGGGGCGCTGAAGGAACTCTCTACTGGAGATTGAGGTTATGAACTTCGACAAGACGATTGTTAGTTTCGCCACAATACGGGAGCTTG